GGACTTAACCTTGGAGTGGGGGCACCTCCTTCACTTCAAGCTCTTTGGCCTGGCATCTGGACGAGGATTTCGTGACTCGTTGAATGGGTTCGCGGAGCACGTCCTGTTAATCTTCCGATCACAGGGCGGTCTTACCTTGACTAAGAGATTAAAAATCTACGCACTTGTTATAAAGGCGTTCTTAGGTAAGAATCCTTATACTTCAACTGAAAAGTTGGGTATTCGGATCGCCCTGTGCAACGGATTACCCAGAGCATTACCACCACGAGCACGGAGCGTACTCCGGTCACGCCCGGTTCAAAGTATTCGACTATGGATCTCCTTGATCCATTATTATAAGGCAATGGTCGTGAAAACACCAATGCCGGATCTATCTGGAGTCATCTCGACTCCCGTAGTTCTCCCAGAATGGGTTGTACAGGAGTTTACTTTGTTCCAAACAAGGTTTTTAGACTTGTTTAAGGACGTGTTGAACCGAAAGCCTAAACCAGACTATTCGGAACCAGAGTTCTACTCTTCATTCAAATCGGGGCCTAATATGAGACCTGCGTTAGCCGGGTTATTACCCGATCTATTCGCGTGGTTTCGTCTTTTGGCTATCCGAGATGGATGGATGAGTGAAACTCTGAACCAGAGACCGTTAACCAGTAAGACCACGGTGAAAGATCTTGTTAAGATTGCTCTTGACTTGATCGATCATGCGGAGTCATTGGTATCTTCAGCTCTTAATGATTCTCAAGCGAGCATCACTGCTCTCAAGTTAATCCCCCTATTCCGCTTTTCAACGGTTTGGGGCATCAACAAGTGGCTGTTAAAGGCCATCTTGAAGATGATACCAGAGATGAAGACCCAGATTACTGACCAAACGGGTTACAACAAGGCTGCTGGCGAATATGACTTTATGGCTCTATATTTAGATATGGAACGAGAGGCAAAAGGCGAAAAGCCCGCTGCTCCTCGGGACCAGTCTAAGTTAAGAGTCTCTAAAGGCGTATACGACTGGCATGCCGGGTTGTTCGCTTCGTTACCCATGGGAGATAAGCTGCCTGGCTTCTACGATACAGAATCGTCCACACCTTTTACGACCGACACTTCGGTCAAAACATCTGCGACTTGGTCGTGGATGTCAGACTTTAGTGAAGAAAGCAGTCGCCCTCTCTTAACCAAACTGGCTTTTTTACAGGAGCCAGCCGGAAAAGTTAGGGTAATTGCTATCGTAGATTGGTGGAGCCAGCAGACCCTAAAGCCCATTCACGAATGGCTATTTTCTCTTTTGGCGTCACTTCCGACGGATGCTACCTTCTCACAAGAGGGTAGTCTCCGTTCTTTTGCGAAAGAGGTTGGAAAGAATGTATATTCTTTCGATCTCAAATCCGCAACGGAAATGATTCCTCAAGAACTATACACCATAGTGCTTGGAGCTTTCTGGTCTCAGGAGAGAGCTTCGTCATGGATGGCCTTGCTAACTGACCGATGGTTCAGATACACATATCGAGACCCCGTCTCGAATGAGATTCTGAAGTCTGGAGTGACCCGTTACCGTCGAGGGCAACCCATGGGGGCTTTGTCCTCTTGGGCTTCGATGGCCATTGTGCACCATTCGGTGCTCCAGTACGCTGCCGCCAAAGTACAAATGTACCCCTTTTGGGGATACAGGATACTCGGTGACGACATCGTAATCGGGGATAGTAAGGTCGCCCAATCCTACCTTGCGGTTTGCGAAATGTTACAAATCCCAATCTCCCTTCCAAAATCCCTTCAATCATCTAATGGGTTCTTTGACTTTGCGTCTCAGATACTCCAGTACATGAGGAACTTCTCACCAATTTCATTGCGTGAGGAGCTCTCGGCTTACAATCCTTGTAAGCGCGTTGAAATGGCGTTAAGGTTGGTCAGAAGGGGGCTAGTAGATTTCAGCAAACCCGGCTGGTTCTCTTCTTACCTGAAGCTTGTCGTGTGTCCTACTGTCTATAAACAGATAGTGGATGCGCGGAAGTTAGGGAAGTTAGATATAGCTGCTAAGGTGGTC